GGGGCTTCATCTTGATATGTTCCCCAATAATACATTGATTCGCTTAAATCACTATTTAGTGGTTTATGACATACAGAGCAAAGTATTTTACTGTTCATCTTTACTCTTTTTCTCTGTTAAAAATTCTCTTCTTAATTTTAAATATTTTTTAAGAATTTTACCATCTTCATCTCTGATTTCTAAGTGTGAATAGGTTGTGTCATCAACATTGTCCGATGTTAGAAAATCGATAAATTCAGTTGCTCTTCCCATTTCTTCTCTCCTTGGTTTAAATTCAATGACCATGTCCCTTATAAACATACCAAGGATACAAGCCATCACTATATGTTCTGTTGTAATTGGTTTCATTTATAAATTATCTCCCATTCTTCACAATTAACTAATTTTGATATTGCCTTAATATCATCTCTATTTATTAAATAACATAGCTTGTGATGGGTGTCCCCGGTTCCTGTGGTTTTAACTTGTCTGTATCCATTGAGTAATATTAAGTCTTTTAATTCATCTTGATTCACGCAAACCCAATTTTCTTGGTCGTAGATTATCCAATAATCAGCTTTTGTGGTTAGTAATGCACTAGGTTTGCCGTAGTGTTCCACTTCAATTAAATAGTTTCCTGTTTCATTGGATTTAATGTCGCTTTTAATTTCATATTTAGTATCGGTTTCGGGAACATAAATATCAAAATCTTTAAAGCATCCAGAAATTAGCATTGCTTTCGGATACTTTTTTTGTAACCTATTGAGAAAGATTTTCTCTACGGTGTTCCCGTGATATAATGCTTCTTTGAATTCTGCCATTTTTATCGATGCCCCTTAAAAAACCTAGATATTCTAAAAATTGACAAAGTGGAGCCAACCGTCTTTATCATCCTATTTTTATACCTACTTAGGGGCATCAATTTTCTCCATATCTTTAAACTGCTCATCCATGCACGGGTCACAGATATAAATCTTATCACCTTCACAATGTGAACAAGTATAACTTTTAAATACTGCACAATCCCGCTTAACCAATCTATCCATCTCCGTATCAATGCCTACAATCGTTTCATTAATTAATTCGCTTAATTGCTTTAATTCATCTAGTATAAAGGATTTATTCACCCTAGTCAGTTCTAGCTCTGTATGATTCCACATCTTGGAAACATTTTCCCTAATGGCTTTTAGTTCGATTAATTCTTTTGATTCCCATGGGTACATATATACTCCTTGTCGTTAAGTTAAATAATATGTTTTGTAATATCAAGTACAATCTCATCATAATCATCATCAATATACTTGAGAAGTGAATTCTTTTTTTCTTTTAACGAGTCGTACCATCCTTGCCCACGACTTTCAATAGCCCACTCAACAAATTCTGCTGGTGTCTTATGTGCTGAAAATCTAGAAGAAAAAACATGACATCCAACACACAAACAAAAGCCGTTATCAATGTCCCACCTAACTCTCATAATTGAGCGAGAATAGAAATGGTGGGCATTGAGCCTAGATGTTCTATTGCAAACTTCACACATCTCGTTTATTCTGATGGCTTCCGACCATAATTTATCTAATTTTTTTATATTAATTCTTTTCATATTATTTCCTAGTGGGGGCAGTAAAACCCCCACTATGGTGAAAATAGTTAAGTGACTTAACTATTTAAAATGGCAAGTCCTCATCCTTCGTGGTATCATCGTTGTCATCAGCCTTAGATGTGCCTGTCCCTTCCAGAACCCCAAGCAAGTAATACATATTGGCTTCCAAAATTACAGCATCACCTTCCGTCAATGAACCCTCCTTTTTACCGAATAATTCAACAGCAAGTTTCAAACATACTTGCTTGTGAATATCGTGGGTTCTATCGTCAGCTTTGGCTGGGGTTGTGGCTTCAGACCTAGATGGGACGGTTCCTTCTTCGGGGATGATATTCCAACCCACCTTACCGGGAGCAAACTCTTCCTTGCGGATGTTTACTTTATCCCCCGTGCGGAAATTAATCAGCTTGTTATGTAGGGCATCTGTCGCAAAAAGCCCAACTTCAGACCCATTGTGATTAAGTCCATATAGATGCCATTTGCCGTAGCTATTGACACCTTCCTTCGGTGAATCGTAGAGAAACTCCACGATATGGTCTTTGCCTTCGGCAATTTTCAGATTTGGTTTATTATCCATTCTGACTCCTTATCTTATTGGTTAAGTCTACGTAAGACGTTGATGTCTCCATAGAACAACATTCTAAATATACACCCCTTTTTTTATACTTATCAAGGTAGTGATTAATTGATTCTAGCATATGTGCATAGGTATACCTACTTTCAGTAATCTCGCCTTCGTCCATTCCGTCATAGCCATCCCAAGCCAAGGTAAACCAATACACTACGTCATATTTATCAGCCCGTTTCATTTTCGACCTTTTTAATTGTACAGGAGTGACGTTCCAGTAATCTAAATATCTTGTTTTTTATAAAAGCCACTTCATCTAACTCCATGTCATCGGGATATATAACCACATATTTCCCCTGTGATAATTCGCTAAATGCGCTTTTTTCTTTTGTTTTCATGCCTGAATTTACATCATTTTTCATAGGTTGTCAAGTATTATTTTGGAATACTTCTCATTAAGATTTGCCTGTCGTCAGCCGAGAGTTCGCTTTCTATTCTTCTCGAAAGAGAGCCACACTCATTACAACTATAGGATAAGTATTTATTAGTCATGGTGGTATAATAACCGCCATTCGGCTCTAGGTCATCACTCCCACATGATGGACACCCTTCAATATCATCATGTATATTAACATTGGGGTGTGGTTTAATCCACGGACGAAGTTCGACATAAACTTCTTCTAGTAATCTCACATCTTCTTCGTTGTATGCCAACATCTTATTCAATGCATCTCTCTTCCCGTGTAGGCAATCCGTCCATAACTTAAAATTAGTTTCTAGCTTATTCCTATTGGTCATAATCTGACTTAAATAATCCAGCTTGTTGGATGAAAAAGCAAACGATTTCTTAACCACTTTTAAGGTGTCTATAGACCGATAAGGAGATGGTGGATATAACCCATTCATGTGGAATCTAGTATTTAATTTTTTCACATCAAACTTATCCCCATTGTGTGCTATGATAATATCTGCTTGGTCAATCAAGTTCCAGATGCTATTTATAATACGTTCATCATCTCTCTCTATTGCTTCTTTTGGGGTCTGAATGTCCGACATCACCCTTGAGTCAAATAACCATTTAGCAGACCAAGATAAAACATTCCAATCTTTTATAATATTATTAGGTTGGATATATTTATTACCAATCAATCCCCAAACATACACTTCTAGCGGTGTGGTTTCAATATCAAATAAGAGTATATTAGCACCGCCCTTATTATAATATGCATCCCACTTGCCACAATCAGCGCATCTGACTCGTTGTTTTTCACCACGAAATCCTCTCTTGTGTAAACGATTGCTATTGCAATTTTTACATTTCATATTTGCTCCATTGTTAACCACTTATTTAATGAATGTTCCCATTCACGATAGGTTGCCAATCCATTGTTGTACTTAACCCACACTTCATCAAACTGCTCATGTAAGCCAATTCTCATTTTACGTTTATGATAATCGTATGTCGGTTCTCCCTTTGTGGAATATAACCTATCCAAATAATGCTTCTTTAAATCTCTCTTGGTACTCGTAGTATTTTCCATTTCTGACATCATATCCTAGTTTTCCTTTACCGGGTATCCCGTTTTTGTATTGAAATCTAATTTTACTCACATGGACACCGACATAATCTTCGTCATCATCTTTGTGTCTATGTATAGTTATAACATTGTCTGTTTTGTTGAACCAATTAGCCGAACCGCTTATGTCATATCCCGATGGCACAACTGGTTTTCTATTATTATCCATCTCCATTTTTCTTGGGTGAGCAATAACCCATATATGTAATTCGTTGACCTTGGCAAATGTATTTAGCATGGCGAGTACCCTAGAGACATAATTAGTCTCGCTTTCGCCTTGTCTGAATTTATGCTCAATGGTGTTCCAAGGGTCAATTATAAGTCCGTTAAGACCATACCTGAAGTTCAGAATACGGGCTTGGTCTAATATGCTTTCTATGGTTATATTGTCTTCTTGTGTCCCAATGAATTTAATATAATCATCAAGTACTGCCATAGAATTCCGTGCAGTTTCTTCTGTTAATTTATCATCACCCCAAAATGCACTTCCCGAAAACTTGCCTACCAATTTTAATAGGTGATGTTTTACGGGGAAATTTTCAGCAGAAAATATTCCAAATCTCCACGAATAATCCTGAACCATGTTTATCATTAGGGCATCCATCCATTCGGACTTCCCCATGTTGGGAACACCCGTGACAACCGTAACTTCACTAGGTGAAATCCGATAGTGACCATCCAAACATACCCAACCCGTACTCAATCCCTTGTGGTCGGGCTTTAATAATAAATCAATAGCCTCTTCTGTTACATCTTTAATGGATATAACCCCGTCTATTGGGTAAGGATGGGCTTCAGTTATAATTTCCACCACCCTATCTTGACCATGTTTGACCAAGACATCATTCACGTCCTTACATCCTTCAGGATAGGTTACACGACAACATTTCTCCCTTCCAATCCTCCGAGATAATTCATCTCTCATTGCATGACCGGGGGCATCATCGTCCATAGCTAATATAACCATCTTGGCATTCATTAATTCATCTTCAGCCGATAATAAATAGCTAAATTTCCTGTCACTTGGTGAAGTTCCCGGGGCTATTGCTCCATCGGGACAACTTATAACATTATTATAACCGCATTCCACAAGAGATAATGCATCCATTTCTCCTTCCGTGATTATAATTGTCTCCATCCCTTTGATGTGGTCAATCCGATAGAAACATTTCTCCGCATTTTTTTCTTGCCTGAATTTCTTATCAGCAGTACGGGATTTTATATTGACAACTTCACCGTTTTTATAAAAAGGGAATTGTATCCATCGGTTTTTATAACCAATGCCCTCGTTGATTAAAGTATTTACAGAAATACATCTTTCATCAAACCAACTTATGACAGATTCAGGTAGGTCTGTTTTTGGTTCATCGGGTTTTACGAGTGGGGAAGCTGTGTTAGTAACTAACTCAGCTTTGAGTCCCCCCTTCCAACCGCAATGATGACAATTCCAAATGCCTTCATCTATGTTTACTGATAAGCAAGGGTCACTCCCCTTTTTTCTTTGGTGGGAGCATTTAGGACATTTGGTTTTTTCCTGACCGCCTGTACTCTTGATGTAAATTCCGTGTTCTTCAAATGTCATAGACTATCCTTTAAATTTTAGATGTAGGTTGGCAAATTTAGTTAATCCATTTTTGGATTTATCTCGCAATGTCCTCAAAGATAATAGATGCAGTATCCAAAATGAATCCGTTGTAGCCCAATTTATTACGTCCCTAACGTCCTTATCTTCCCAATCGTCTTCCGTTATCAACTCAAATAAAACATTTACCGCACCATTGGTTAAGTTTGTATCTTCAAACCAATTCTCAGAAATGTACTTTGGTAACTGCTTTCGTTTAATTGTGTAGAAATCGGATACTATCTTTTTTAGAAATGCCAATTGTTTATCATTTATGGATTTATTAAGTTTGATTTTCTTAATCTTACTTATAGAGGTTATATATTTAATACTATTTATAGTAGCTTCGTCTTTATTTGGGGTATCAGAATTATTAAGTGTTGATATATCGGCACTTACAGGTTCACCCCCACCTTGAAAATTTAACATGGCTTTTTTCAATTCATCATTACCCCCACCTTGTAAATTTGTATAGGGTAGTGGCATAATGTACCTTTTTATAAATTTCTTACTGACTTCATCTTTTTCGATGACGATATATATAAACCCAGCTTGTCGAAGAGATGTCATACAAGCTGAAATGGTGGTTTTGGTACAATTCAAAACATTTGCAAAATGCACATTATTTTTCACACAAATCCCATCTTCATTGAGATTGGCAGTAATTTCAGAATATACTACCTTATCCCTTGGATTAAGTTTGTTATTGTGCCTAACGTGTATGGGTATAAATCCTATAAAACTCATAAATGCTCCCTTATATATTCGACCTCATCTGCCCAATCCACAAATTCTTCTTCTTCGTTGAAATCAGCCCAATCATTACACTCCGAGCAGATACCCGTTAGAATCTCATGCACCATTTCTAATGCGCCAAGCGGTTTGGAGCCACAACATTCGGATAAAATGTTCATTGACTCATGTATTATAATTGGGTTATCCATTACTAGGTTTTTCATTTTACCACCTTTTTATTAATGCGACTCAATCTCAAAGCCTCGTTGCGCCACCAGTTGCGCTTATATTCCATTACTTCTAATTGTGCCTTAAAATACACCATGAAATATAACGCCAAACATATGACAAATCCAAGAAAAATAAATCCAAGTGTTTCCATTAGAATTCCCCCATTATAAAATCTTCTATCCAATCACATATTAATTCGTGTGTTTTAAATTTCATACTTACGTCAGGGATGTAATAATACCACGTTTTTTTATGGTATGTGACACCCATGTATATATAACTTTTCATTTTTCATGCTCCTTTTTAATGTCCATGGTTAAAGCCAAAATAATATTTTTTACCTTTTAATTCAAATGGGACATAGATATAATCCACAAAGCCACAACATCCCATATCTTTTAATTCTTCATACCGCTTTTCACTTTCTTCATTGCCAAGTTCAGCAATCCTAACATTATCAACGAATTCAAAATTTCCATTGTCAATAAATTTCATTGCATTCATATAAATTGCAGTCGGTATTTTGCCAATATAATCTTTACTCATTTATAATTCCCGGTACAACTACCTTATCAAAGTATTGGCAATCTTTACCTTGTGCAATTAAGCATTTTTTATTAGCCAACTTGGAATCAATTATCATCTCGCCTGTACGGGATATAATACACCCCAAGCATTTATAACCCGTATCATAATTGGCGCAATATTTTCGAACATCCCCTTTATGGTTTTTCAATTATAACTCCATAGCTTTCTGCCACATCCAAGACACCATTCATTTTATCCAACCTTTGGAATTCCTTCACCATTTTTTCAGCTTTTCTTCTATTGGTAAAAGTGGCATAGACAAACCCTGAATTTAAATCAACAACCGCATATGTTTTAGTTTTGGTCATACTTCACCTCCTTCAAATATACCACTCGCTTGAAGAAATCATTCACCGCATTTTTATTTTTTTCACGGCACTCACAAATATAAATTTCGGGTTTCCGATTTTCAAATCTTGTAATAATTTCACAAGCCTTGTGCAGTACCGATTTTGTGGCTTTCAACTCGCATGATAGGATTTGAATTTTCCTAGATTTGGAACGAGATTCCTTATATCGTTCCTTTAATTTATAAAACAACTCCGATATTTTTCTTTTTAAAGACATTACTAACCCTCCTGACTCATCCAATCTGTTAAATAATTCCTAGCCTCACTCCTACCAAAGCCAAATTCAGCCTGTAGGAATGGAACCGCCCCATACATATTAGTTATGTTTGACTCCCTTAATTTATCAAGATATTTAAATACCTTTTCTTTCATTTTTCGTTCTCCAAAAAGTTAAGTTGCTTAACTTTTATTATTAATGCTACAATTATAGTTGTAATCATCCACAGCACATTTATTAAAACATAAGGATTTAAAATATAATCAATCATTTTACCACCCTTATTAATCCGTCTTTCATGGTCACGGATGCAAAAAATTCACGACCTTTTCGTTGTGAAAATTTTGGATATTCAGGTGAGTAAGGTCTGTTACAACCGACAAAAGTACCATCGGCTTTATATTCCAGACCAAAAAATGAAGTTTCAGTATAATCGAGAGGTTGCCCAATAGATTCCTTCATCTGTTTTTTAGATTTGTAATTAAATATCATCATTGTAGTGTTTCCTTTCGTTTAGGTGGTCGAATTTATAACAATTATAAACCCGTGTCAAGTCTTTTTTTCCTGTCATTCTTCACCATTTATAACATTATATAAAGTTTCCATTTTTTCGAGTAAAACTTTCGGAGTTCCATTCATGCCAAAATATTTTTTAACGTGTGAAATTTTCCAATGTCGATTTATTTTCATGCCTTTTGTCCATAATTTTACGTCCCGTATAGAGACAATCAAATTATAAATGGCGAATTTATTATTTGCTTCTAGGTCTTGCATAAATTTGCAATCCCCTTTTATTTCAATTGGTTTATCCATATTAAAAACCTCCTGTTAATTGGATTATTAAATTGGTGGCATCTGCATCAAATGTCAAGCCACGGCTCACAAGTTCAAATATCATTTGACCAAATTCTTCATAGGTACTGCAATGTATTGTCTGATTCATTTTATTACTCCGTGTTTATAAAAGTTAACTCACTTAACTTTTTGTGAGTGTGGAAAGATTCGAACTTTCTTGATGGTTAAACGGTTTTACAGACCGCCCCCTTACCAATCGGGCTACACACTCATTTTCTCT